GCCCTACATAAGGCTGGGTTTGAAATTGTTGAAGTGCCCCCAAAGTGCAGGGCCAAATTCGCGACTGGCAACGGCAATTCTAATAAAGCCGACGTTTTGGCGTCATTACAAAAGCAGTTCCCAATGCGGTTTATAGACGGCTACAGCCACGATGAATGCGACGCATGGGTACTGGAGCAAATGGCTTACGCCAAATTGAACGAGTCGTGGTATTCCTGGTCAAAAGACCAGTTGGCGGCTTTACAAAAGGTAGATTGGGAACCACTGTTTAAAGCACTAAGGAGAAACACGAGATGGTCCGAACTGCTCCGATAAGTCAAGTAGAAATCGAGCAGGAGTTACTGCGCATGATGGATTTACTGGAAAGCGAAACTGAAGCATTTGAAAAATTAGCCGAGGATGCTGCCAAAAAAGAGGCGCTGTACAAGGCCAATTGGGCAAAGGAATATCTGTCGGCCAAAGGTTCCATAAAGGAACGCGAAGCGTGGGCCGACTACAAAATGGCTGACTTTGATTATGACTACAAAATTGCAGAGGCGCTGGTCAAATCCAAGCGAGAAAAACTCCTCTCCCTGCGAACATCAATGGATTCGCTGCGAACCCTCAACGCAAATGTGCGGGTGCAGGTATGAGCAACATCCATCCCTCGTTGCAATCATTGGTATTTCCGATTGACCAACTCGTACACCTCAACAACAACCCCCGAAAGGGTGATGTAAACGCCATTGCGGCATCATATGCAGAATTCGGGCAAATAAAGCCCATCGTCGTCAAGAAAAACGATGATGGAACGGCGACGATTGTTGCAGGCAACCACCAGGTTATGGCCGCCAAACAACTTGGCTGGAATGAGATTGCGGTTGTATTCATTGATGGTGATGACAAGCGCGCGATTGCATATGCCCTAGCCGATAACCGAACGATGGAACTTGGCTACACCGATGATGACATGCTGCAAAAACTTTTGACAGAGGTTTCTCAAGATTTTAGTGAACTATGGAGTGGTCTTGGGTGGGACGAATTTGAAATGGCCGCCATGGATGAACGGGCAACAATAAAAGAGTTAGACAAGACGACCAATGCGGATTACGTCGCTCCAGTAATGATTATTCCCCAAACTCCAATTTCAGAAGAAGTGGAAAAGCAGATATCGGCGTTGGTTGAACAAGATGATGATGGCGAATCGAAATTGATTGCTGCAAAAGATATGGACCAAAAGAACATAGTTTTGCAGGGTTCCACGATTGCTGTTCCTGGTTCTGCGCCGCAGGCAATTGTGTCCGTTCAGGTTGTATTTGATTCCCCAGAGCAGCAACGCCGCTGGTACGACTTTATTCGCTGGTTACGTAATGACCCAGCAATTGATGGAACAACAACCGCTGAACGACTAATCAATTTCATTGACGCACACACAGACGCATGACACGGCAACGCCTTTTTTTGGACATAAATTGCGTTGATGCTGCACGTCAACGAATTCGCCACGTCTATGACACATTCGATACCGTTTGTATTCAATTTTCTGGTGGAAAAGATTCAACTGCGATATTGCTGCTCGCCAAGGAAGTCCACGAAGAACGCGGACTTGGTCCTGTAAAAGTCATTTTTCGTGATGAGGAGCATGTAAGCCCTCTCGTGATTGACTACATAAATTACGTGCGCGAAAAACCATGGGTTGACATGGAATGGTATTGCCTGCCAGAAAGCACCGAAATATGGGTTTTGGGTGAGCGCTCGTCGACTGTGTCCTGGGGCTCCCAGCGTAAAGCGGCTGGCAGATGGGTCAGAGACATGCCGCCGTGGGCAATAACCGCCGAACATTTTGGGCTATCAAGCGACGAGGGAATTCCAGAAATTTGCGATTATTACACCATGCAGGGCAAGAAGGGCAACGTTGCGTTTGTGACTGGGGTTCGGGCAAGCGAATCGATGATTCGATATCGCTCGCTTGTGCAAAAACTCCACGAGAATTACATCGTTACACCATACAAATCAAAACGTGGGATACCAATGAAGTTTGCAAAAGTCATTTACGACTGGCAAACAGCCGATGTATTCAAGTTCATTATTGAAGAGCACAATGAACGATATTGTGAGTATTACGATAGGGCTGCAGTAACTGGAGGGAACACCAGGGTGGGCGTCCCCCTGCACGCAATAGCGATTCGACGAATTGGTGATGTTGTCGCCACTGAGCCAGAATTTTATGACGACTTAGTTAGGTGCTACCCAGATATTGACGCACAGCGTAGATACTGGTCATCATTTGATTACGACAAACTAATTAAGGGTTACGCGGCACAAGGGTTCGACGGAGCAAAAAAATTTATTGATGACCACATGCTGGACGATTACAGTAAGCGTAGGGCTATGGCTTTTGTTTCTGAATTCCGCAAGAAACACATTCGTGACCCCAAGTCGTATACGTTTTATTCCCTCATGCATCAAATGTTTTTGGGCGAAATAATTAATTCAATTTCAGTTTCTCCGATTGGGCCAAAAACCAAAGCACATACAGTGAGACTGGCGGAAAGCGAGAACAATGATGAAAATTGAAGATATTCCCGTGGACGATTTGCGGGCTGGCTCTTGGCAAAGCACACATATTCTTAGACCCGATTTATTGGTTTTGGCAAAGTCAATAGGCGAACTTGGATTCGTTTCACCAATAACTGTGATGCGGCGTGATGGTTCAATAATTGACGGATATCACCGATGGCGGATAGTCAAAGACAATGCGACATTACGAAAAACAATTACACATATTCCCTGCGTGGTGATTGATTGTGATTCAATCGAAGCGGCAATGTTGCATCTGCGTTTGAATAGGTCTCGGGGGTCGTTGCTTGCCCATCGTGTTTCCAAGGTTGTCAAGAATCTCATCAAGAGCAAAAAGTACACAGAAGACGATTTGCATCGATTGTTGTCAATGAGTTCTGAGGAATTTGATTTGCTGATGGATGGCACAATCCTTAAACGGTTTGATTACAAAGAGCATAAGTATTCTCGCGCATGGGTTCCGATTGAGGCTCCGCCAGGTACAGTTGACAAATTTGAGGCTGAACGCCCCCCGAATTCAGATAGATAACACTGCCCCAGTGCCAGTAGTGATAAAATTTGATGCGAGCGCTTCGTTTATCGTTGCGCCAAAAAATCAAGGAGAACACTCTCATGTTTGATTCAGAGGGCAATTTTGAAAGATTTGGCATTGGTGGCGTAAAGCGACCCCTTGACGGCAAGTTGCACGGGATGACCCGTTGCTACAAGCCAAAAACCCGCGTGGCTGGTCGAGAAAGAGACGACGGTAGGGCGGGCGGATTGCGTCGTGGGGCAAGAAGAGTCATTGAGCGCGCACAGAATCTTGGCCGTGGTATTTTGCGAAGACTTGCACCTGGTGGTGGTGGATTGGCTGGAGCAGCGGGTCGAGCACTAAGAGGCTAAAACTCTAAAAACATTGAGGTTAAGTAATGCTGGTAACACTTTCTGACCTCACTACGTACATGGACATCAGTCTGTCTTTGCGTCAGCAGGACGCGGCGGAAATGATTTTGCAAGGTTTGCAAAGTGAAATGGAAACATATCTTGGTCGCCCTGTTGAAGTAAACGACTTTGTTGAAGAGACGCACGTTCTCGAAGCAAACCACGTCAATGTACCGATGGGTTCTTATTTTTATAATCAGGGACTTGGTCTTGGTGATTCAGACCCAAATGGTGTCATTACCTATGCCGCCCCACCAAGCACTATTTACATGCGGAATACTCCGATTGTTTCTGTTTCAAAAGTAGAGATGGATGGGCCAACGATACACAACAAGATTCTTGGCGAAGCCGTAAAAAGGACTGCGGTAATTACTGCGGCAACAGTTTCTTCTGGAACGGCTACGTTTACTGCCGCAAATCACGGGTTCACCCTTGGGCAAACAGTGACAGTAATTGGCGCAACACCGACAACGTACAATATCAATGCCAAAATAATAACTGCTGTAGAAACTAATACTTTTTCTGTTGCTAATTCTGGTGTAACTGGTGCCTATACTTCGGGTGGAACGGCGACAGCAAACGGGAGTGAATACACCGTTCGACGATACGGATTAGATATTTATACTGGCTTTGCGAATGACATCATACGAGTTACCTACAAGGCTGGACTTGATGGCGCGAATATTAAAATGTTCAAGTTAATGATTCTTCGCGCAGCAACACGAGAAATGCAGAATATGCATGACGACGTCGTGGGTGTTAAGGACCTCAATCCGCGCGGTGTTTCTACTGTTGAAACTGGATTTTTGGAAACAGAATTGATGCAACTCAAAAAGTATTCAAGAAGAAGAATCGCATAATGTCAGAATTCAAATTAAGAATGAAGATTGATATTGATGGAATTGATGACACGTTGGATTATTTGGATAATGTAAGAAAACGAATGCGTGACTTCCGCACAGTTTGGCCAGCGCTTAATCAAAGTTTGAAGCAATACATGATTGGCAACTTCACTGCCCAGGGTTTGCCGTCTGGGGGGTGGAAACCCTTGGACGCAGAGTATGGGGCGTGGAAAACGAGGAACTTTCCTGGCGCTCCAATGCTGGTTCAAAGCGGCAAATTATTTAGCACGATTGCAAAGGGTCCCAAAGTAGATGGCAACAGACAAAGTGCACGCTTTATGTTTGACGGCAGAATAGCAAGATTTCACCAATATGGAACCACAAAGATGCCAGCAAGAACAATACTTTTTGCCCCAGATGTTTGGGTGAATGAAGTTACTGATGCGATGGCGGATTGGGTTGTTGAGGGTGGAGTTGAGTAAATATGTCGCAATACCTCATGCACGGCGCTCACTTTGCAAAGGATTACGTCTCTTCGTACCTTC